TTTTTATTTGCCTTTTCAATAATTGAATCTATATCTTCCTTTTTTTCTGGACCCTCAACTGCCGATTCATCAGGAGTATATGCCTGATTGAACAACTTCATAAATAAAGGAACTTGCTCTGGGAATTTAGGAGATGTCATTTTATCTCCATCTTTGTAGATTAAATTTCCACCCTTATCAGTTCTTAATAATTCCTTATTTACCAAATGTTTGGCAAAGTGTTTTGCCATATAATCTGGCATCATAAGAGATTGACCTGGTAAGAATTTCTTTGATCTACCATCCCAATATCCGACGAATTCTTCGTTTGTAAAATTTGTGAAAGTAGCGAATTTTTCTGTTGAAAATATTTGTTGATTCATAGTTTTATAGGTGAGTGACTTCCTATTTTTTGCACTCATTATTATCGGTACCAGTGACTCCGACAATTTATAGCACTGGCTTTATTATTTCCCACTCTTATCGCTGGGTACTCCTTTTGAGAATACCCAGAGTAAGAGCAGGATTTCGGTTTAGAGACCGAATAACTTGACCAAACCGTACTCGGTGGTGGCTACGCCAGTTAATGCGATACCGATCGCACCCTGGGCGGTCACAGCGGCTTCTACAGCACCAGCAGTGGCGTTAGAGGCAGAAACGTTAGTTCCTACTGTTGAACCTCCATCATTTAAGATTGAGGCAACGCCTCCAACTTGTAACCAGCCATAGTAAGCGGCAGTGATATTATAAATAGCAACACCGATCGCAGCAGAGCTAGCAGTTGTCGGATTAACGATAACCGCGCTGTACGCATTCGGAGCAGCATCTATAGTCACTGTGCCTGTGGTAGCAACCACAACTGGATCTTCTAAATTAAAGGTTACAACGGCCGCAGTTGCAGCAGCGTGACTTTTAATCTTATAGAGGAATCCAGCACCAGTAGTAGCGGCAGTTACTGTGAGCAACCCACCAGCCAATTGATTCGCAGTCAACGTGACTGTTGAAGTAGTGGTGATTGAGGTTGCGCCAGCGGAGCTGACAGCACAAGTTAGATTCTGGAAGTTAGTGGTATCTTCTGCAGATGATTGCTGAAGTTTTCCAGCGACCAAAGCAGTACCACCAGCTTTACAATATCGGTATGATCTTCCATCGTTGGAGTGAACCAAAGAACCTATATCGTGTAAAGCAGTAGAACTTTCGGAATGTAATTGCTGTGCTACGACTGTTATTGCGCCTGTTAATTGTGTGCTCATGTGTTTGAATTAATAATTATTCGACTTTATTAGCTATTAGCGTGTACTATCAATACGCCAGCATCAGCGGTGATAACAACATTGTTACAGGATCTCGACTAGATTCCTGTAATACTTGTTAATTTACCATGCCTCTTCGGATTGGTAGTAATAAACTGACCACCGAAGTAAATATGGCCGACTACTGAACCAGCATTTGCTGGAATAATCCAATCAGACCAGGAGAACCCTAATCCAATGGGGGCTTCGTAGTCATTGCCCTCGATCTGACTCTTGTAAGAGATCGGTTTAGCGCCGAAGAATGGTAATGCATACCAGTCAACATAGCTTTCATTCAAGGCGATCAATGCGCCAGAGGTGCATTTTTCATCCATGATGATCGGTTTCGCATTGAATTCCAATGCAGTGAAACCAGTACCGCCAGTCATGCCTTTCATCTTTGAGGCTTCTTTCATGATTCTTTCTTGCGGTCTTAACAATTGGCCGTACAAATTGAAGATGGTTTCAGTAGTGAACCATGCTGTCGGTTTTTGTGCGCCAGAGGCAACGGCGGCATGCAAGGTATCCATTTTAGCCAAGGTCAAAGTTCCGCCTGAAGCGGTCACTGTTGAGCACAAGGTTGCATAGGTAGATCTTGATAAACCTCCGATTGATGCGACGGAGTTACCGTCATCGACGATGGCTGCGAGACCCAAAGGATCTTTGGAGCCGTTACCAGTACCATCAGCATAGAAAATAGTGCCTAAATCATCGGCCATATCTTCGGTATCTGATTGAATGGTAAGTTTCATAAGGTCGAGAACCTTATCTTCGGTATCGGCCACAGAAAGTTCATCGCCAGGAAGAGCACATGTAATCTGATAAAAAGATGGTGTGTACTCCATGTATTGACGATTGTCAGTAGCAGCAGTAGAGAAAGTATCAAAACCTCTGAAAGAAGTACCAGTTGAGTTTTTAGAAACTTTCACTGGGCATCTTAAGGTTCTGCCACTCCATTTCTTTGCGCCACGAACTATTCTCTGGAACAATACGTTTGAGTTTAGGATAGTATCCACTACGAATGGCAAGTATTTAGTTTGCACTGTAGTTTGTATCCTTTGTCCATATAATTCTGTCATAAGTGTAAGAAATTAAATTTATCGACGACTTAAATTACTTTAGATTTACCACGGCCTGCTCCCAGGTTTTTTGAAGTCCTCGGAGGTCGTGATGTTCGGTTGTTTGGCATCGGCTTTATTGCCACCCATGGAGGCACCAGCGATTTTCTTTTTATCTTGGATGTTGGAGTTATTTATTGCTGAGCCTTTCATCATTAAGAATCCAGCCCTATAATTCCAACGCCCTTGACTATCTACTAAATCGTTGTCTAACACGAATTTCAAAAGTTTATTGCGATCAATCTTTTCACCTTGTGGGTTAACAGATTTATCGCTTTCGATTTCAGTGACCGTATCTTGAAAATACTTAGTCGCCTCATCAATACGCTTTTGATCTTCTTCAGATTTAGAGGTGATCATTTTAATGGCCCCCTCTTGCGCTTCTTTTATGAGTTTTCCATTGTAGTCGCAAAACTCTTTCCATTGGTCAGCATCGCCGCCAAACCAACTCGGGATGTCTTCTGGGGTAATATCATTTTTATTAGATTTACCCATGAATTCTTCCCTTAATTGCTGAAGTTCTTCGGTATGTCTTTGCTCTTGAGTATTGAAACGTTCTTTCCAATCTTTTTCGCGCTCGATCCATCGAGGATCATCAGCAAATCCTCGACTTTTATCTTTACCCTCATCGTCATCTTGTTTACCGCCAGAGTTTTGTCCCCCCTCTTGCGATTGGGTCTGATCGATGTTCGTTTTTTCACCTGATGGCGAATCAGCAGAGTTATCGTTCTCTGTGTCCTCTGTAGGAAAGGCAGGTTGCCCTTCTACTTTGAACTGCGCCGTAATATTTTCATTCATAGAAATATTTTTATTTATTAAATTGGACTGCGTGACCACTTATTTATTGTCGCTGGCGACGGAACGACGCATTACGATTAAATTTGTTATTTTATTCTTCTTTCTTATCAGACTCTTTCGGATCTGGATCAATACCATGAATTTCAAATTCTACATCATTCTGGTATCGGCTTATTGATTTGCCAACCAATTTGTATTTAATGGCAATCACTCCCTCTTTGCCAACATCCCATTTTTTAGCTTCTGGTAAATGTTGCAATTCAATTCTAAAATATGGATATATTGGTCTATCGCTTGATACGGATGGAGTGTCAGTCATTGGCTTATTATCTTTTGGCACTATTTTTCTCATGCTCATAAGTTTTTTGGAGTCGCAGGAACTTCTTTTAACATAGATTTATTCCCAACTCCTTTATTCGACGCTTTGATTTTTTCTTTAGCTAAATTTACGCTCTGTTCTACTTCTTTATTCTGCATTTCTTCCTGTTGTTTTTGAGCTTGAGCAGCCTGCGCTTGTGCGATAGCTTCTTGAACCAACGGATTATCTTTGAATAATAACTGCGGAGCATTCGCTTCTAACCATACATTCGCAGCCAATTCTTCTGCATTTGGGTATTCAAGGCGCTTATAGAGGTCAATGTTGGATATTCTGTTAATTTTTGCTAATTCGAGCGCCTGATTGGCAATTGATGTGCTATCCTTTGGCAATAATGATCCCTCTTTGACTGAAATGTTTACTTTCGGAGGAGTTCCGCCATTTATAAATTGAAACCCTGGATCGTAAACATAGAGCAATTGAACGAACCAATTATAGATATCATCTGCGAATTGCTCGAGATATTCGCTTACACCACCACCGATTCTGTCTGTATCCAAAGTTTTATTCATTATCTTTCCGCGTACCGTATCTTCTGTTTCAAGGCCAGCGGCAGATGATCCTTTTACTCCGAATATATCACGCAATCTTGCACGCGTATCTGTCAATTGCATATAGACGTCGGATGGTAATGCATTTGGGCTATATGTATCTATGGCTTCTCTTGGAGTTCCTGTTGGAATAACTACTACACCGCCTTTTCTTAATGCATCAGATACGCCTTTCGCTTGATCTTTAGTCAATCCTGTTTTTTCCAACGATACCACCATTCCACCATTCATTCTATCGGCATTCTTATCGATTTGTTTATTTCTCTTGTTGATTAAATCTTGATTTGCTAAATTCTGGCCAATCAATGAAGTTTTATCCATTGGTTGATCTCCAAGATTAAACACTGTCAAGAATCTATATGGCATTTCTGGTACTGGGAAATGATTGATTCCTTTCACTTCTTCTGGAACAATACTTTCATTTCCATAAGTATCGACAGAGGTTTGATTTTCTTCTCTATCATAATTCCAATGAGGATTTTTCTTTTTAAGTAATATTTCTTGACCTAACTTCCAACACATATATTCTGGAGTCCACCATTCTATGAAACTAATTTCGGTTGATGTGTTTAATTCGCCATCTTTGGTTATTAACTCATCAATCTTTTCCTTTGATTTTGCATAATTTGGTTCATTCTCAATAATTGATAATATTTTAGATGCTTCCATTCTGCGATGTTCACCCAAGCGATTGCCATTGTATCCATCTTCGTCAATTATAGCATCTGGATCTAATATCATTTTATGTGGTCGAACAATTCTTACAATTGGTAAATCTTTATCTAAATCCCATCCAAACTTTGCAACACCTATTAAATAAATTCCCCAATGTCGCGCCGCTTTCTTCAGTTTCAATCTTAATTTATTCTTGTCAGCCAAGTCACTCAATCTCTTTTTCAATTTTTCAACATACTTTTCGTATTCGGGAGTGGATTCTATTGTTGCATCAAGTGTCACTAACGGATCTGGATTTCTTCGAGTCACTTGCGGCAAATAAGTTTCAAATGCTTCGAATATAACGTTATCAACCTGCGGTCTGGTCTTATCTAATTTGGGACCATCAAATTGTTGTCCGAGCCAATACTTTTCATTTTCTTCACATTGTTTTTCCCATTCTATTTTTTTTGGAGATTCTTTCCAAATCTTTTCCCAACGATTTGTTAGTTTAATGATTTCCGAATCTTCCATCTCTAAATTTAATTCTGGTAATTTATCAGAAACAACACCCTCTTTTGTTTCAGGTGTTACTTCAGTTTTTGTTTTATTTATATCAGCACCCAAAGATGCGTAACCTTGGATACCAGTATCATCAGCTCCCATGTGTTTTTTTAATTAAAAATGGCTGTAGAAAGAAATCTACAGCCCGCTCGTCATCCGAGTTAGAGCACTTATTGAAATATCGTACTTTTATTATAGCATATTTTTATTTCTGTCAAATATGGCAACCTGTGGATAACCTTTGACATACCAATGGGAGCAGGATGTGGAATCGAACCACTTACATGCTCACCAAGGTCGACAAGCGAGCAGTTACCATTTCCTGCGTAGGTGCGACACATGGCCGCACCAATGCGGCGATTTACCTTTCTTCGTCTTCGGTCTTTTCACCCTCATCGGAACCTTGCGCCTCTTCGGTTTCAGGTTTTTTTTCGGTTTCTTCTTCGCCAACTTCAACAGCTTCAGGAGTTTGAGTTTCTTCTAAACCCTCTTCCTTTTGTAATTCTTCGTTCATGGTATTATATTCTTTTTATTATCACGAAGCTCGACCGCGCTCCGTTTGTACGTCATCTGATGGATATAAATATTTTGAATTTGATTATTATTTATATTTATTTCCACTTTTCCGCTTTCTAAATTAAACACTCCAGCCTTTAGCATTTCAATAAACTTATCTCGATTGTTTTTGAATGCTACGAATATCGTGGCATCTTCTTTAGTTAATAATATGTTTACGCCTTGTTGTATCTCTGTCATACGATTCGCCAGTCAGATTCCTGTTCTTCTTCTAACTTGTCGAAGAACTCTTTTGGATTAAAGCTGACTGTTTTATTTGGTTCGATCATATAGCTTGTTGGTTTTGTTTCTGATGGTGGTGTCACGATAGTACCCATTCCAGCAAATCTACTCATTCCTATTCTCCAGAAGACTGTTGCTAATGCTCTATGATCTCGACCACTGCGAACCCATTTGTATCCTTTAGTTTGATTCGTATCTGGATCTAATACTTTTATTTTAGCAAGATTATTCCAATCAAGCCAGTATTCGTACCAATCGCTTTCTGTTCCATGCACTTTAACTCTTTTATTTCGGAATTCATCGACAACTAATTGAATCATTCTGTTACGATCGGCCACAGCGGCACCCTCTTCATCACCCCTACCCCATTTCACCAATTCTTTTGTTTTACGATCGCCACCAAGCATGCAGAGTATTACTCTTCCGCGCCATCTTTCATAAAACTTTCTTGATCCTATTAAATCTCCTCCTTGGTCAATCACAGCGATTGCACGTGGCCATCTTTCCATCAATCCATCTAATTCGTCATAATCTTTCGCTTCGCCATGAAAGAATAGTCCTTGACTGTTTCCCATGACGTAATCAAGTTTCAATCCCGTATCAATTCCTATCACAACTCTTTCATTCTGATCTGGCGCCCATTGTAATCCTGTAAGATTTTGGAAGAAGTTCTGTCTTAATAGTTTTGAAGACGAGTCAGCATATGGCAATCCCAATACTTTATTATAAAAAAACTCTGTTGACGTGTTCGGATCTCTAAATTTATTGATTATATCTTTAGCGGTCACCCAGGGAGCCATCAGCATTGATACCCAGTATCCGCTCCATTCATTCTTTGGATATTTAGCAACCCATTGGCCAGTCGCTCTGATATAGTTTGGTAAATCTTTTCTGCATTTCTTGCATATGAAAGTTTCTCTTTCCATATCGATGGACATCTTTCGTGGATCTTCTGTATCCCATGATAAGAATTGCCAGTAATTGCAATGTGGGCATTTTATGAACCAGTGTTTTTGGTCACTCTTTAACCAATCTGTATGCACTCCTGTTTCTGGTAGGCTCGGATGGCTGAATGTATGAATCTGTTTGAATTTTGAGTGCTGAATACGCGCTTGATAATCTGACACAACGTCTAATTTGGAGCTGTCTTTCTCATCGTGGACTAATCTGTCGGCTGTGACCATGATGGCCGCTTTTTTAGTCCATGTGCCTCTAAAGTATATCATAGAATTTCCGACTTGTTTCTGTTCTACTGAATCTTTATCGGCTACATCTGCGAGCATTGAGAGATTATTGGCAATGATACGATTTACTTTACCGCCCACGAATGTCTTCACATCGCCATCAGTCGGCAGAGTGTAGATGATATCCATTTTCTCTTGTTTGGCATCATTGTGATTTTTAAGAATGGCGAGAGTAGAGAGTCCTACCTGCGCCGCTTTCATAATTGTTAAGAACTGCGATTGATCTGAATAGATGTCAAAAAGGAACGGATGAGATACAAATTCTATCGGATCGCCTTTTTCATTTTTGATTTCTTCGAGTGTAATCCATTCATGAATATCTCTATACTCCTTTATTTTGTTTTGGTCTTTTGATTTCGCCATATTCTTTTGTTATTTCTACCTTTCCATCCTGCCATATCTTTCTCACTTGACCACAATAAACACAGACGACAATAACGAATAATTTCTTTTCTTCGTCATTATAATCCGCTAACATATTAAAAAATTGATGCTTACAATTATCACTCATTTTACGTTTGATTTCTTCTTAATTTCTTCATAAGCCCATTGTTGGCTCACGACCTTGCCATAGATTGGGCCTGATAGACTGCATGCGAGTTGAAGTAGTATTTTTGCACGTTGGTTGCGATCTTTGACGAATCTGCAGATAAAAACATATTGTTTAGCATAAGCTTCGAGTTCCTGCTCGATTCTGAAGTGCTGATCGTCTAAATACCTCGCCCACCACGTGTCTGGGTGGTCACCCTGCTGTGTCATATGCACTTCTTCGTGTATTATGAGGTATTCTGGCAAAACTGCGCCAGAGGGGTTATAAATCGCATCACCGTAGGTATAAACCACGCCTGCATGCGGTAGCATTCCTACTGCGAGTATTTTATCGTATATTGGAGGTTTTTCGTTAATTATTCTCATGGTAATTCGCCATCTTCTTTGGCTTTTTGCATTATTTTCTTTTTATTGATTTCTTTTAAGCTTTCGTGGAATTTAGCAATGGCATCTTTCTTTTCTTTACTTATATCTCCACTTATCTCACCGCTATGCTTTATTCTTAACGTGTCAGCATATTCATCTGGTTGTTTTCTGGCCAGATATCTTTCAGATAATGGAACGTCACCAGCATGAATCCTTTGGGCAATATTGTATTTTGCCTTGATCGAAAGCTTACTCTTAAAGGTGTCAAATCGGTCTAAAAGTTGAGGTTTTTTTTCTACCCAATTGAAGTATGTTTGTTTAGAAATATCTGCATAATCACAAGCTTCTTCGATAGTTAAGTCAATAGCAAAAGCATCACACAACTTTTGGACTTTTTCTTCATCCAATTTTGACACTCCCTCTCCTATTTTTTTATTAATTTCTGACCGCTTTGTGGCGCCTTTTGGTCTTCCTCCTTTATCATTATTCTGTTGTTTATTCTCTGTTTGCTCCATGATGTTTTATAGATACATCAACCTTTTTTCCTAAAACAAATCTTTTTAATAAGAACCACACCAATTTATAGCCAGTATTAACCTTTGTGGGTATATTAAAGATAGTGATGTCTTTTTTGTCCATGATAGTTATTTTTGGAGAAATTAACACAGAATTAAGATATGTTATAATTTCTTCATCTAAACATTTCTTTAGATATTCATCCACCACTGAACTAACTCTATTTTTTCTTTTTACACTGTCCATTGAATTGATTTGCCATTCTTAACGACTGTTGGATCGTCTTTATACTTACACCATCTTCCAACGATAGCATCAACATACTTTGGATCTAATTCTATCAATCGCGCCGATCTATCCAATTGGTCACATGCGATTAAGGTGCTACCAGATCCGCCAAACGCGTCAATAACGATGTCATTCTTGTCACTTGATCGTTTTATCGCTCTTTCGGCCAATTGCACTGGTTTCTGTGTTGGATGGATGTATGCATTCACATTATCTCTTTTTGAGTACCAAACATCGAGATAATCTGGGAATGTTTTCTTATCTAAAGCCCAGAATTCAGAATAATTTGAGAATACTCTGTTTTGAAAATGGACTTTACCCTCTTTCCAAGCAACCATGCACGGCTCGTATATTCTATGGAACAACTGTCCAGGTGAGAATATTAATGAATTCTTAAGCCAGAAGACTGTTTGACTGTAATGCCATTTTTCTTCTCGCAATGCCTGCATGTTGATATCAGTCAATCTTGTAGCAAACCACCAGTATATAGTCGCATCATCGGTAGAGAATTTATGCAGTTGAAGCAATACTTTTCTGTAGAATTCCAATGCTTCTTGCGGAGTTTTATCATCATTGAATATTCTTCCGCCTGTACCACCAAACTTTTCACTATTGTAAGAATATCCACCTAATCCTTTGCCTTTCTTATTTACTGAATGATAATCAATTGAGTATGGAGGATCTGTGAATATCAATCTTGGTTTTTCTTCGCCAAGTAATTTCTTATAAGTATTTTCATCCATCGAGTCGCCGCATATCACTTTGTGTCTTCCTAATTCGTAGATATCGCCTAATTGACTTCGAGGCTCGCCTACGCTGGCCAAGTCAGGTTTATCTTCTTTTGTTTCGAGTACTAGATTTGAATCAAAGCCAGTCAGGTCAATCATTTCTAATGACATTGATTTCAATTCTTCTATCACAATATCTCTATCCCATTCTGATTCATTTAACTTGTTATCGGCTAATCTATACGCCTTTGCACGTTCTTCGTCGAGGTCTACTTCAAGCACTGGAACTACGTCAAGTTTTAGCGCTTGGGCGGCAAGATATCGGCCGTGGCCAACGATTATCACTCCATCTTTGTCTACTACTATCGGTTGATTGAATCCAAATTCTCTAATTGAGGCGGCCACTTTCTCAATTTGTTTTTTAGGATGATCTTTGGCATTCTTTGTATACGGAGTTATTGCTGATAATGCGACTTCTTTTATTTCCATGAATTTTATTAAAATTTACCCATTTTAAGATCGAGTGGATCTTCAAATGAATTCGACTCTCGCACTCTTCCCTCTGGCTCAATAACCTTGATATTGACTCTTGATCTTTCTCTGAACCCAATGAATTTAACAACTGTTCTGATGGCATTAATAATGTTACCGTCGCGACCAATTATTAAACCCATATCTCTGGGTGAAACTTTGACTGATAATAATACGCCCATTTCATCGGTTGTTTGATCGACTCTTACGGCATTCTTATTATCTACGATTGCTATTAAAATATCTTCTAATACTTGTTTTGCTTTTGACATTTTTTAAGGACTCCCTTATATAGCATTCAATGAAACCATTTCATTCATACCATTGCATTTGAATGTAATTTCGTGGACTCCTGAATTTCTAAATTCGTAATGATACGGATAATAGTAGACCATTTCTGGTATTCCACTATTATAAATTTTAACAATATTTCCAGTGCCATCCATTGTTTTATTTTGTGATGGATCTGGTGATTCGACTGTTACTTGTGCATCTTTAATTGATTCACCATTACTATTTCTCACAACCAATCCAATCTCGA